GTTTCCCAGTCACGATCACACCTCTATAAGAAAGTAGACCAAGAGGAACATGACCTAGTATCTGAGGGCGATATTGACCGAAGTATATTAAGTGAAATGGGGTTCAAAGATGTCGATGACGGATTTCGACACGTTATTCAATTCAACCAACGCAAATTAGGAGAATAATTATGAGCCACCATGCACACGAAGAATCAATGGCAAGACGAGAGGAAGACCGACTGGAAGAAATCTATCTACAACAGTTACACCAAGACCATGAGTTTATGGAGGGGGTATATGCCTCGATAGATGACGACAGGGTAAGGCAAGACTTGATTAACAAACATTATTTTGGAGAGTGAAGATGACACATAAAGTAATGAAGAAATTTAAGATTTATAGTAGTGAGACAGTTCTCTATGAAACTATCGTAGAGGCAGAAAGTGAAGATGAAGCTTATTCTAAGGTAGAGCTTAATGAATTAACTGATGAGGTCGATAGAGTAGGGTATCAAACTGATGACATAAAGGAGGTAAAGTAATGGATACATGGGACGATATGGGATATGACGAGGACGACAATGATATTAATGTCGTGGTCGAGTATGACGCAGAGTATCAACCTGCTGAAAGAGATGTAGGCATTATGAGTGGGGGCTATGCAGTAGGTATTTGTGGGGCAACCATTGAAGAAACAGGAAAACCTTATGACTACAGTAGCAATGAAGAGGAGAGGTGGTGCGAGAAGATAGCTGAAAACTTAGGGGGGTATCGTGATGAATACTAAGAAACTTAAAGCCTGGGATAGCAGTAAGATCCCCGATGAACCTTACGAGAGTAAGAGTATGCAAGATTGGTTAGCTGTGTTGCAAGGTCATGATGTACCTGAGTGTGAGCCAAACAACAGAGCGTATGCTGAGGCAGTTAGATTTGGAATGATAAGTAACAATCATGGTGGGGTAGCACCCCCAACTTTAAAAGGAGAGTACATCTATGAGAGAGACGGAGACATTGATGAGTTTAATGCACGACTAAAAAAGGAGGCAGAGAAATGAGTGAAGAAGATCTGTTTTGGTACATACCTGAAGTATATGCACCTCAACCAAGAAAGACAAAAGAGAAAGCAGAAAAAACAATTGATGATTATATAGGAGAAGACGATGAGCAAAATCTTGGAGACTGCTGAACATTCAAAACAAAAAGGAGAATGGCTATGAGTAAACAAATGATTTTCCCATTCTATGACATGTGGGGAGCAATGGATGTAGATGTAGAATTTGAGGGTATGCACCCTAATAAAACAATAGATTTTAATATCTGGGAAGAACCGAGTTCTGGAAATAAGTTTATTAGCTTTCATGGTTGGGATAAGAAATATAACCAAGTGGATTCTAGCAATTCGCTAGGGTTCTATGAATTAGTGGAGGTAAATGATGAGTAAATGGGAAGTGCAAACATACACACTTTGCGAGGGGTGGAAAAATCTTTGGACTGTTGATGGACAAACAGAAACCTTTAACTCACATAAAGACGCAGAGCATAGTGTAAAAGAACATCTTAAAGACTGTCTTGAAGATGGAATAGAAGAGGATAAATATAATTATCGGATAATAAAAAAGGGAGAGAGCAATGAGTAAAGAAAAGATAGATTATGTAGAGCAAGACATATACGATTACTTTGGGGCTGACCGAGAGATACACAAGACCTCCCGTCATGACTTACTCGGAGTGATCGGAGGTATGAGTGGGATACTAGAACTCTTATGGCATAAGCAAGTTACCCCTGAGATAGCATTCAAAGACTTTAAGTCTTGGCTCAAGGAAAGACAAGAGCACGATGACTTACTTGACATGACTGAAGAAATCCCTGATACTAATATTCCAATTAAAAAACACGAGGTGGAACATGCCTAAAAAAATACTTAACGCAGAAGATGTAGACTTTGTTTATATTGAGAATATAACTTTTGGTGTAGTCATGAAAGACGACAACGGCACTGACCTAACCGTAAGTGAAAGTGAAATACAAATGGATTCTTTTTCTCGTGAGCAACTTGCTGACAATGTAATGGCACATATTCAACAAGGTAAGCCAGTGGATATAATAGGCGAGAACGAGGACACTATTACTTTTGAACCCGACATGACAAATATAAGGGAGACAGACTAATGGAACACCATTTATTTACAGACATTAGCAGATTGCTCAAGGATTTTGTAGTCTTGTTGGATAAACACAGTATAGGTAATGAAGAAACTATTGAGGCCAATCGGATCATTGAAGAACTTACCTATGTATTAAAGAACAAAGAATTAGTAGATACAATAGAAACACAGATTGTAGAAGAGGAACATAAACAAATGTCTCAGGATATTGCCGACGAGATTTTATCTCACGGCTGTCCGAATGGCAATTGTGATGTGTAGTAGAGAGGTAGTAAATTTTTTATAAACTAAGGAGAAAGTGAAATGACATTAAGCAAACAGCAACAAACCACACTTGGATCATTAGTGGTAATCGGAATATTCGGGGGACTAATTTATAATGCCTCTGAACAGAAACATACCCCAACGGCAGTTATGGAGAACGCACCGTCTCTTCCTATTATCTTGCCCGTGGCTGAAACACAGTTACCCCCTTTAACAGAAGAGAGTATAACAACTGTGTTGAATCAAGATTGGAGTGCGTTAGAACCTGATGGCATACCTCTATTAGAGATTGCCCCAGTAGAAAACGCTGAACTTCCACCACTAGTGTCATAGTGGCAACCCCTGAAAAGAAAGTAAAACAGAAAGTATGTGCCAAGCTTAAGGAACTTGGTGCATATTATTTCTATGCCTCAACAGGAGGATATGGGGCGAGTGGTGTCCCTGACATAGTCGCTTGTTATAAGGGAAACTTTATTGGGATCGAGTGTAAAGCAAACGGTAATACCCCAACGGCTTTACAAAACAAACACTTATACAGTATTAAAAAGGCACAAGGATATTCAATGGTCATTGATGAGACAGACATAGACGCATTAGAATTATTCTTAGGAACATTATGAACGACAATGTAAATAAACCTGCACACTATACTAAACACAAGTGGGAAGTGATAGAGATATTAGAAGAGTTTTTTCACAGTGAACCATTACTGTGGCAATGTGGGAAATATCTTTTCAGATGTCTATACAAAAATAACCTAACAGAAGATTTACAAAAGATGATATGGTATGCAAACAAACGAATAGAAAAGGAAAATAATGAAACCCGAAGAAAAAGAAGACGCAATAAAATTAATTAAAGAGTGGCAAGAGAAACGACCAAACTTTAGCCGAACAAAATTAGCAGAGGCAACGGGAGTAGCTTACTCCACCTTACTAGAGTTTGATAAACAAGGACTGATCAACTTACCTGAGAAAAGACACACCACTAGAAAAAATACTTCGTGGGCTAGACATGGACTACCGAAAGAATGGCCGACGAAATAGATGTAGCTAATGCTGAAGTCGAGGCTCGACTTAAGTTTACCCTTAAGACAGTCAACACTTCAATTGAAGAGAATGATACTGGCAAATGTATATGGTGTGGCACTCCCGTTCCAGACAAAAGACGGTGGTGTACATCACAATGCAGAGATGAACATACTAACACCTATAAACTATAAGGAGATTGTTATGAAAGAAGATAAGTTACATGATATATCTGATAGAGATATGAAAGTGTGGGGGTATTTTATACGCACTCTTGCTATGGGTATAGCAATATATCTTACACTAGAATTGTTTGCTTGAAACCAATTAGTACAGTAAAAAAGAAGTGCCATGTGTGTGGCAGTCCCGACGCTAAGTTTTTTTTTAAAAAGTGGTATTGCTCACACGACATGCACCTACAAGGTGTGTGCAAAAATAATAAAACGAAAGGAACAAAGTGCAAATAGTAACGCTTGACTTTGAAACATTTTACGCAAAGGGCTACGGCCTACGCAAGTACACAACAGAAGAATACATACTGAACCCTCAGTTCCAAGTGATCGGAGTAGCGAATCCGATCGTGACTGGGAAAC